GTCTCATTTTTGAACATTTCTCCCTCACCTGTCAAAATCCAAACTTCGTTTATATTTTCATCAAGTCGGCAGAGTTTCTTTGCAAACTTGTCTGATAAAGGCACACGCCCGTTCACAATCTGAGAGAATGAAGACTTTGTGTAACCCATTATCTCAGAGAGTTCTCGGTCGTTTTCTGCTACGCCTTTGTAGAGTAGCCAATTAATGGCTTTTCTTATTCTCTGTATCTCCGTCATACGCTTAATTAAAGTTAAAAATCGCAATTTTATTTCGGAAAATTCTTCTAAAAGCGAAACTTAGTTTATATTTGCACACAGTTACGGTTAAATAACCGCACAAAGATACGAAATAAGAATTAAAATCGGAAATAAACTGATAAGTAAAATCGAAATTTTAACAAGGATTATGGCAGAAATAATTTTCAAAACGGATTGCCAAAAAGAGCGTGAAGCACGTGACAGGGCAATTTACGATGACTACAACAGCCTGATGGCGGTCAAGGGTCAGAGCAAAATGATGGTCATTCAGCACCTCATGGGCAAGTACAACGTTCACAGCATGGGGACGATTTACGTTATCCTGAAACGTGTTGAAGAAAGCCTGAAAACGGAGGAGGTGTAAGCGTATGGCAAGCAAGGAAGCAAACAAGAAGTACGTGGAGGCATATTGGGGACGCCGAGCGCAGCGTGAGAACGGTCAAATAGAGACCGTGAATCGGCATGAGAAGTCTGTGACGCTCTCAACAGACGACAAAGACTTTTTCCCTGAACTCGCCAAAATGGACGTTGAGACCTCTGTCAAGCGTGAGGGGCGTTCTGACGCAAAGTACATCAAGGCTCTTGAAGACGCTAACAGAATGTACAGGAGTGAGAACAAACGCCTGATTAGGCTTCTGACAAAGTATCAGGAGGTAATCAAGCTCGGTTTAACAGCATTAAAGCATAAAGAAGATGAAGAAATCTAAAGTTTTCAAATGGGCGTTGTTACTCGTCCTCGATACATGGTTCACGTTATCTTTCATCGTTCTCCTCGGCGAGGAAAACCCAAAGAACCCTTTGACCCTCATTAAGTTTTTCTTTATGAAAGTGGGGGCGTTGGCAAGCATACTTGTAACAAGCTTCTGTTTCACGAGGTTGAATGAAAAGGGGTTCTTGCCTGACCTCTCAAAACTGATTGACGAGGAGGAATAGCGTATGTGTGAAGTATGTCACGGACACCCCAACTGCCCCGTCTGTTCTCCCGAGCCACGAATGATTGAGTGTGCCGCCTGTCAAGGTCAGGGCTATGTATGGTATCGCTACGACCTTGAAGAGAACAGAGAAACAGAAGTGACGGAGAAAGAGTTCAACGCTCTGCCCGCTGACGAGGACGAAGCCATTGAAAAAGGGCTGCGCTATTGTCAGGGCGAAAAAGAAACGTGTTCTGTATGTGACGGAACGGGCGAGGTTGAGGATTATGAACTTTATGAACCCGAATGGGACGATTGATTTATGAGCGTAACACTTGAAGAAATGAATGAGAAGCTCGACCGTATCGGCGAGTTGGCTCTGATAAGCGCAAAAACGGTTCTTGACCTGAACGAAGCAGCTTTGTTCACGGGGTTCAGCACGGGACACCTCTATCGCCTGACATCAGGGCGACAGATACCGCACTTCAAGAAGAACCGCAAACTTTATTTCAAAAAGTCTGACCTTGAAGCATGGATGTGCGACAACAGAGTTCAGACCGAGAAAGAGATAAACTGCAAGGCAGCAACATATTGTTCAACCCACAAAAGATGAAGTCTATGGGAGAGAGAATAAACAGCCACCTGAGGCTTATCCGTGAACGTCTTCTTTCAGGCGGTTCTATAACGCCCCTTGAAGCCCTGAGGGACTTTGGCTGTTATCGCCTCGCCTCTCGTATAAGTGACCTCAAAAAAGAGGGTCTGAACATCAAGAAGACAATGGAGAAAAGCGTCAGCCGTGTGACGGGTCTCACGGTCAGATACGCAAGATATTTTTTAAGCCCGAAGAAATGAAGCAACGCCCGAAGCATAAAGAGGGCATAAAATAACAAACAAAATGGAAGAAATCATTGAAGTAAAACAGGCTGATATGCTCCAAGCTCTCAACCGAGCTGACATTGACGCACAGGTTGCCACGGCACACGCCTACCCCCGTGACATCAACAGAGTTTTGAACACCATTGAGACGCTCGCGACTATGGATCAAGAGACCGCAGAAGACTGTTTCTACGTTCTGAGACGCAAAGACAAGGACGGCAACGACAGCGTCATTAATGGTCTTTCAGTTCGCATGGCTGAGATTATCGCCAACGCTTGGACGAACCTCAGGGTTGCGACCCGCATCATCGGCAATGACGGGCGTATGATAACGGCTCAGGCTGTTTGTCACGACCTTGAAACCAACGTTGCGGTCTGCAAAGAGGTCAAGAGAAGTATCGTCACAAAGAAAGGCTACACGTTCAGTCAGGATATGCAAGTTGTGACGGGCAACGCCGCCGCTTCTATCGCCCTGAGAAACGCTGTACTGACGGTTATTCCAAAGGCTGTCACAAAGCGCATCATCAACAACGTGAAAAAGGTTGCGCTCGGTCAGTCTATTGACCTTGAAACAAGCCGTCAGAACGTCATTCAGTATTTCGCAAAATTGGGCGTTAAGGAGGAGCAGCTCTTCTTCTACCTCGGTGTGAAGAGCGTTCAGGAGATTGACAAACAGAAAATCTTCGAACTCAGAGCGACAGCCAACGCAATCAAAGAGGGAACGACAACCGTTGAAGAGTGTTTCGTGAAGCCCGCCATTGAAGCCAAGAAACAGGCTGACGCAGTGAAGAAGACAAACAGCGCACAAGACAGAGCCGCTGCCGCTATCGCTCAGGCTACGGGCGCACAAGCCCCTGAGGGCGTTGACCCTGAGACGGGCGAAATAAAACAGCCCGCTGCCGAGAACTCAAAGAAGACATCAAAGACAACAACTAAAAAATAACAGCATTTATGGAAATCAAGATTGAAAACGCAAAGGCTGCTTTGAAAACAGCCGATGAGAGCGTCAAAAAAGTTCTTCTCGCTCTCTTACCCGAATTGAAAGAAACAGAGGCACAGACAGCCGCAAATCGCCCGATTACAGAACGTGTGAAGACCTTTGAGGACGCTTGCCGTGAAACAGGTGTTGATCCTGAGATATATGAAGACAATTTCGATAACACCCCCGCTGACGTGATAGCGTTCTTGAAGCTCCGTGTAATAGCCGCCGCCCTGAATGAGGGTTGGAAGCCTCAGTTCACAGAAGACGAGTGGCGTTGGTATCCTTGGTTCACGCTATGGACGGAAGAAGAACTGTCAGAGAAGAGTGACATTCAGAAAGCCTCCCGACACCTCATATCAACAGGAGACTTTGCGGGCTTCGCTTGTACGGGTTCGATTAGCTCCCCCTCGTTTGAGAGTACGTCCGTCGGTTCTCACCTTTGCTTTAAGAGCGAAGCTCTCTCCACGTATTGCGGCAAACAATTCATCAGCCTTTGGGCTGACTTCAACCTGATTAAGAAATAACAAGTTAAACCCTCAAAATAACAGCAAAATGAAAGATATTGAAAAAATCATCGCAGACCTCAAAGCATGGGCCGAAGAAGACAAAGAGAATAGAGCGATCGTACTTGTTGCAGTTCAGAAGACAGAAGACAAAGAAGAAAGCTACTGCTCGCAGCGGCGCACCGTAACTCAGGGTATCATGGGCTATCTCGTTGACGCTTTTCAGAATGTTCTGAATGACAAAGACTCTGAGGACGGCTTGCGTGAGGTCTTGAAGCACGCAATACACCGTGAAGCAATGACGGGTCTCATAGAGTTTGACGACCGTCTGTTGAAGAAGAGCGACAAGAAGTCTGAGAACAGTTCAGAAGAGGGAAAGGAGGCTGACCATGAGTAATCAGGTTATCAGACCGAAAGACCGCACAGAGTGGTTGAAATATCGCGAGAGCGGTATCGGTTCATCAGAGGTTGCGACAATCGTAGGGCTGAACCCATGGGAAACGCCTTATCAGTTATGGAGACGCAAGAAAGGTCTTGACCCCGCAAAACAGGAGAACTTCGCAATGAAAGCGGGTCACTATCTTGAAGACGCAGTTGCTCAGTTCTTCAAAGATGAGACGGGCTGCGAGATAATCAAGCGTTCTGCCATTGATTGGATGATAATCAACACAGAGAAGCCGTACATGCGTGTCAGCCCTGACCGCACGTATTGGCTCAATGGTCTCCCCCACAACGCTCATAACAAGGGTATCTTGGAGTGCAAAACAACACAAATGAGCATTGACCCCGAAGACCTCCCCAAACACTGGTTCTGTCAGGTTCAGTATCAGCTCGGAGTTGCGGAGCTTCAAGAGGCTTCACTTGCATGGCTTTGTTCAGGGCGTGAGTTCGGCTACAAGAACCTGACCTTTGTTCCTGACTTCTTCAAATGGCTCTGTGAAGAGGTTGACCGCTTTTGGATTGACTACATTCAGGGGGACAAAGAACCTGACCCGCAGAACGCCAAGGACATTCTCTTGAAGTTCAACAAGCACACGGGCGGCAAGGTCATTGAGACAACTGACGAGATTTTTCAGGCTTATTCAGACCTGAAAGACGTGAAGCAGCAGATCGCAGAACTCTCAGACCGAAAGACCGAGCTTGAAGAGAAGATAAAGCTCGGCTTCGGAGACGCAGAAGCCCTGAGCTACGGCGGCGATACAATCGCGACATGGAAAAGCCCCAAGCCCTCAGAGAAGTTTGATGACAAGGCTTTCAAGGCAGACCACCCAGACCTCTTCAAAGAGTATGCTAAGACGGTTCAGGGCGCAAGGCGTTTTCTCTTAAAGTGATTACAATGTAATCGTATAACCAAACAGGCAGATGAACAGAATGAACAAATAACATATAAAACTCCGCTCATGGGTGAGAGCAGCCGAAAGGTCTCTCAACGCAAGTAGTTATGCGTGGTTAGCCCTGTCAGCGGGGTTTTCTCAGATAGACAAGAAACAACATGATACAGTTACGTTCAAATCAGGTTGAACCGATAGAAAAGGCTATCAGTTTCTTTCAAGAGAAGAAGCCGAAGCCCTCTTTGATTGTTCTCCCGACAGCATGGGGAAAATCAATTCTGACAGCCTTTGTCGCGAAGAACACGAACGATAAGATGATCGTTCTTCAGCCCTCAAAAGAGTTGTTGGAACAAAACTATTTGAAGTATGTGAACCTCTGTGACGGGTTCGCTAATGCGGGTATATACAGCGCAAGTTTCGGGAGCAAGGAAATCGCTCAGATAACCTATGCAACGATAGGTTCAATCAAGACGCTCGGGGCAAAGTTCAAGGCTCTCGGCTTCACAAAAATGCTGATAGACGAGGACCACCTCTTCCCCCGTTAGGCA